ATTCACTCTCAATTTTAGATTTTTCTGAATTGACTTTATCCGATAACGTATATCGTTCCAAAGTTTAGCTTTCTAGCTAGTTGGATAATTTAAGCCACTACCATCTGAAGTAAGAGGTATTCTCAAAGAACCTCTGCCTAATCTAATTCTTGATTTATTAGATGCTGTAGTAGAAGCATTATCATTTTCTCCTGCTACTTGCGGTGACATTTGTTTTTTACCTGCCACACCTTGAGATACTGCTGGTGGTGTTGGTGGTAAAGGTTCTGGTGCTGGTGGTGGGCTTGGTGCTTTAGGTGAAGGACACATAAAGTTAATTCTCCTGTTGAATGTTAAATTGATTGATTAAATGATTTACGACTGACCTTTGGCCTGATTTGTAGTAAATTTCTTTTTCACTATCTTTTAAATCTGGGCATTTGTCTGGGAATAGAGAATTTAGATATTTTATTAAATCTTCTCTAATAATAGGTGTTTTTAATTTATCTGACATTGGCTACTCCTAAAGTGCAACCTATTAGGTTTTTTATTCATTTAGCTCTCCTGCAATAGCCGAATAACCACAAGCATCTACATAATCATCTATGTTATGTTCACCTGCTTTTGTTCTGGCTAATTTCAATAAAACCATAAGGATTGCAACGTCTTTAGGTGTTATTTTCATCTCTAAATAAGCACTCCAAAGTAGAGCTATATTATTATGATTAACTAATTTATTTCCGTGAGTTCTATCTCTATCGCCATTAACTAGCTTTTCTGCTTGTTGCAGAATTTGTGAAGTCTTCATATCTATAATTAAAAAGTTTAGGTTTGTTTGTTTTAAAGTTGTATTCACCAGCTCTTAATATTCTTGCTAATCTTGCTTGATGGTAAGCATCGTCAGGTACATATTTATTTCTTACAAATTCATTAATTACTGCTTCCCATAATTCATCTATATTTTTCTTATCTAATAAAACTCTAGATGCTTTTACAGCTCCAACACCTACACAACCTTTGTAACCATCAGCTTGGTCTCCAACTAATACTTGAGTGCAAAAATTATAATCAGCTTTGTTAGCATCTACATATTCAATACTGTCATCTATTATAAAACAATGCCAACCAGAAATTGTTCTCATATCTTTATCACCAGATACTATGACACTTATATCTTTGTATTCTCCTGTAGCTAATAAACCAATAACATCATCTCCTTCTAAATTAGGATAGCTTTGAGTTTTAAAATTATTAGTAATCCATTTCTTTAATTCATTATAACAAACAGGTTTTCTAATTACTTTTCTATAAGATTTATAAGAACTATCTAATTCTTTTCTAAAATTATTTTTATCTGAAAAACAAATTAAGGCATCTTTTGATTTTGTATGTTCTAAATAAAATTGAATAGATTGAACCCATAATTGTTTTACTATTCTAAAATCACAATGTAATGTCCAAACATCATCACCCCAATCTGTAGGTGTTTCTTGAGAAGAACAAATTTTATAAGCAAGTAAATCTCCATCTACCAACATAACTTTGTTTTTATTAGTATAAAACTCATTCATATTTTTCATTTCTTTTCTCCATTAATTAAAATCATTTCAACAATGCAACTAGCTGGTAAAACATTTCTGTCACCAAAAGAGGTAATTCTAAAATGTTCATCTACTGAATAAGATGCAAAGGTTCTTACAAATTTATTGTTTTTAGAGAAAACATAACCTTCAATGACACAATGGTCAGGATTAAAGTTTTCAAATTCTTTTTCATCACACCAACCTGTATCTCCTGTTGGGTCAATAAAAACTATTTTGTATTTTTTATACAATTCAATCCTGTCCAGTTCTTTTTTCTTCATCATTTTTAGCTCTAATTATTGTTTTTAAATTTTCAATTTCCTCATTCATTCTGTCTATTATGTCTTTACATTTACATTCAGGTTTAGAGACGTGTGTGTTCTTTTTGTAAAAGAAGGATTTGTTTGTCATTTTTTTTCTCCGAATTGTTTTATTTGAATGTAAAAATCAACGAGGTCTTTCGCTGGAACTACGTGGCCTACTGAAGTATAGTTATCTCCACCTCTTTTAAGTGGATAACCAACTACAAATTTTTTCAATAAATTTAATGGAATACCAACGAATATTTGGTCTTTACGTTTTGCAACTTCTAGAAAGAAAACCCAATATCTAGCTGTACTTACTGCAATGCCAGATGGTTTCTGTCTGCTTTCTATTTCAATAAATACATTAGAAGTTTTTTGCCAAAGTCTGTCTGCTTTAACTTCAACTGTACCTTCTACTATTTTTTGAAATTCGTTTTCATACTTTTGGCCAAAAGCCAAGTCCAAGTCGAACTTGTTAGTGTGTTTCAGACCAATTACTGCCTACTTTAATTTCGCCAGTCAGTGGACATCTAAAATTAAAATGTTTTTGAGTTAATTCAAAAGTTAATGAAGCAATAGATTTAAACTGTTCTATTTTTTCTTTAACAACATAAAACTGCATTTCATCGTGAATATGCAGAACCATCGCATAATCTTTACCCCATACAAAACCATTACGAACTAAATTATCATTTAAAATAATTGTTCCTTGTTTAACAAGTAAAGCTCCTGCGGATTGTATTAAAGTATTTAATGTAGAATATTCTGCTCTACATATTAATTTTCTACCATCTAAACCTTTTAAATAACCTGTGCTTCTAAATTTATTTCTAGCTGATTGATTAAGAAGTTTTAAAGCTGGTAGTGCTTCTTCAAATTTTTCTCTTACTATTCTTGCTTCGTTGTCAGACGTTCCAATAATTTCAGCAATTCTTTTATTTCCTGCACCATATATGTAAGCATATATAAAAGTTTTAGCTTGAGAACGTGTGGATAATCCGAGAATTTTTTGATTGGCGGTATGTATATCTGCTTCAAGTAATTCTTTTTGAAAAGAACCATTGTCAAAATTAAATAAGTAATGAGAAAGGACACGAAGCTCAAGACCAGAAAAATCAATACCACACATAACCATATTGGAAGGAGCAATAAAAAGCTGACGAAATTCAGTGCCATATAAACTATCTTTGCTTGGTACTTGTGCAAGGTTGGGACTGTGATGGGTGCATCTTCCTGTGACTGCTCCGTTTTCAATAATTTTTCCATAAATTTTTCCATTTGATATTGATTTTAATAATGACTGTTCACCTTCAGCTAGTTGTGAAATTCTTTTTTGAACTAAAAAATGTTCTGCTAAAACTTTAGCGATTGGAAATTTAAGCTCTGATAAAATTTTTTCGTTTATTTCTGGCTTACCTGTTGCTGTAAATTGTGTAGGTTTCCAACCAAATAAAACTTGAAGTCTATTAGCTATATGTTCTCTAGAATTAGGATTGAATACTTCTGTAACGTATCTATTTATTGGTACACCTTTTTTATAACCTAATTTTGCATTATCTCTTTTAGGTCTAAATACACTGTCTAATCTTTCCCAATTTGGGAAGACCGAAGCTAGTTGTTTTTCCAGCTCCAGTCTTCTTTTTAGCAAGGACTGATATAGCTTCTCAAGAGAAGTCACATCTATCAGAACTCCGTGTTCTTCTTGTTTTTTTATCCAATAAGCAAATTTATGTTCTAGTTCTATTGCTTCTTTTGAATAATTTACGTTTTCTATTAATTTATAAAGTTTGTGAGTTATCTCTACATCTCTCTCACAATAGGTCTGCATTTCTTGAGACCACTCATCAAATTGTTCTTTATCTTTAAAATCACCTTTTAATAAACCTAATCTAAAACCATAACTTTCAAGAGAATGTTTGCCTATTAATTTTGGCGGTACATTATTTGCCTTACAATCTTCTTCTATTCTGTTTGTCCAAATTAATCTTGCAAGAAGTAATGTATCAATAATATTTCCATTAAATTGAAACCCATAAACTTTTTCTAAAGCTGGTAAATCAAATTTTAAAACATTATGACCAATTAAAGTATCTGCTTTTTTTAATAATTCTAAACCTTCATTTAAGTTTTTAGGATTATAAGAATATACTTTTTCAGTATTTATATCCTTGCAAACTATGCAATGAATTTTATTTAGCTTATCTACAAAGCCATTAGTTTCTACATCTACGATTAGTTTCATATTAATTTATTTTGTAACAACCCGTGAGAATAATTTTCTCATTGTTGTATGTTAGTTTATTTTTTGTGAATTTTTCTATTGCTTCAGTGCAGGACTGATTAGATTGTAAGTTAA